CTTTACCAGAATAAATGCGGTGACAATATGACTCAGCATCCCAACCATAATCCTGGAAATCTTTGTACATTTGCTCTACAAGAGATGTCGTCGGAACAACTAAGAGTATTTTTTCGTGTTTATCTGCATAGTATCTCACTAATGAATAAATCATCAGAGATTTGCCTGACGCAGTGGGACTTATCAGTAATTTTCTATTATGTCTTAGAGCATCGTATACTCCCTCTATTTGATAGTCCCTTGGAGAATGGGTACAAATAGACTGCATATAATCTTTGACACCCTCATATGAAATCATATCATTGACTTCAAATGGTTGCCCGTAAAATTTATTATCTTCAAACTTATAACTATATCCGTACTGTTCGCAGAAATTGACAATCTTATCCAAGAGGCCCACATAAATCTGCTTGGACCTCATATCGTATAGATGTATTTCTCCATTCCAATTTCTGCCTCTATACTGAGGCATGAATTTTGCACCAGGAACCTCAAACTTGAAATGATCTCTCAGTTCATATTCAATATGAGGTTCTGTCTTTATTTTTAAAAATACTTCGTTTGATTTACTTATAACCAGATTAGTTGTATTCGTCACTTAGATGCATTCATCTAAGTATATTTATTTACCCCAATCCAGCATTAAATCTCATAAACTCAATTGCATTCTTAATTTGATATGTTCTATTCTGTATGACTTTAAGAATGCTTTCAAGATAAACAAGCATTGTATCATAATAGTCAATCTTTAAACATACCGAAGAAAGTCTTTCATCAGCATCAAGATACTTTTGCATTGTATCTTTATCGCGGATTTTCTTTGGAAATGGATTTTCTACATATGTTTCTGGATCAGCCTTTCCAGAATAATATTCATATCGGTCGTGACGAATATTTCTTTTCTGTTGCTCTGCTTTTTTTCTTAAAAGAAAAATTGTATTATAAAGGTCAAAATATTTTGCATGAAGAACTGGGATATTTAAAGATTCTGTATGTAGATTGTCTTGATCTATCTTTGCATCTTTCTCCCACATTTCTTGAATTTTATCAAGATCAATACTCATAAAGAATTGCCACTAAGATCTGTTATATTGTACATAGTATACTTGAAACCCACATCTGCTGTAAAGTATTGAATGTCAGTTTGTGTCGCATCAAAAGTAAGTGTTCCCAATGAGTATGGAAATAAGTCTTTAAAGACCACTTGAAAATTTGGAATTGAACTGCTAGTTAATACCTGAAGAGTTCCGTCAGAATATATGTTTTGCCTATCCTGCACATAATTGCCTTGAATTATACCCTGATTTTGTAAGTCCGCGAACTGCTGCAAGTTCTCTGGATATCCAAGACCACGAATCCAATTTTGAATTTCCATATAATTTTCAAGATTTTCATCAACCAAAAATCTTAAATTCAAATCTCCAAAAACTATTTTATCACCAGGAAGATCAATATCTTTTAAGTATGAAGTTTGTACAGCAACACCAAGATTTAAATCTGGAATATTTGCTTCGTTAGAAAAAAATGCAACTTTAGGACTTCTTTTTAGAGTAAATTTAAATCCTGCAGGAGATAAAAAATTCCTATTTTCAATTTGAGGTGCCATTGTTTTTTTAAATATTTAGATAAAAAAAGGGACCCTTTTGGGGTCCCCTGAGAACGTTTGTGAGAAAGGCTCACATAAGATTTTTGACAGCAACACGTCTGTAGTAACGGTTTGCGTTGGTTTGCAATCTACCGAGACCTTGAGTGGTTCCTTCTGCGAATGGGTTAGCAACAAGACCGTATCTGGTCTTAAAGCCAATTTTTGGTTGGAAGGAGTTCTCACCAACGGCACGAACCATTTGGAGAGGAACATAAGGGCAGTAGAAGATGCCAGCGTCATAAGGTGAACCACCTTTATAACCAACAACATAATACTGGTTACCTGGAGTTGCGTTAGCAGTGGTCAGGTTAGCAGAATATGGGTCGATGTAGACGCGGAATTTGCCCATCAATGTACCGGCAAAAGTATTGCCAGTGTCATCAATGTTAAGGTTAGCGTTGAGTGCAGGGGTGTAGTCGAGAACACCAGCCATGGTCAATGCCGAAGCAACGTCAGCAGAGCACATGATGATGTTGCCCTTTCCTCTACGAGTTCTTTGTGCGATTGCGTTAGCATCACGCTCGATTTGGAACAGGAGACCCTTGAACTTCTCAACTGACCAACGACCATTGGAGTCAACGTCGAGGTCGAATACACCAGCAGTAGCGGTGTTTTGAACTGCACCTTGCTCAGCAACCTTGTAGATGGTACGAATAACTTCGCGGTTGATTTCAGCAAGAATCTCTGTTGAGAGAATGTTTGCCAATTCCGCTTCAGCATTCAAACCATGAATTGCCTTGAGGTCTTGTGCGAGTTCGAGTGAATACTCAGCCTTCAGAGCGCGTGACTTTGCAGTAACCGTAACTTTCTCGATTGAGAAAGCCATTTGGTTGAAGGCACTAGTCGTAGTGCCATCAAGGTTTTCTGCGTCACCTGTCAGCATACCTTGACCGACGTTATAGTCAGTTTCAGTTGCAGATGCAGTTGGGTTCAGAACTGAAGGGTTAGTACCTCTCTGAATTGAAGTACCAATACCAACGGAAGAGTTACCAAATCCAACGTTATCGAAACCACCATCTTGACCGGAGAATGTAGTATCTACTTCGTTGTAGAATGCTTCAGTACCGCTCTGGTTGGTATAGCGTGAACGCATTGCGAAGATGAGTCCAGTAGGACCACTCATTGGTTGAACGCCAGCGAGGTCATAAGCGACCAGGTTAGGCATTGAACGTCTGATCAAGGAGATCAGAACTGGATCGAAACCTGCAGTAGGACCAGCGCCAGCAGCGCCGCCACTGAAACCACCGGTACCAGTTGCGTTGGTTGGTGCTTCGTACAGATTGATGCCAGTATTAAAAGCTGATTCCTCACGGAGGAATTTTTCTTGGTTTTCTAACAGGACGGCGGTTACCGCTCTACGATGGGAATCTTTGATTGGATCAAGACCCTCATAGTTGAGGAGTGGGGCCCACTTTTCCTGCAGATGCTCGGATTGGAACATTTGCGTTTACCTTTTGTAAGTGATTGTTTGCGTTTGATTTAATATTAAATTCAGTTATTTGCTGAATGCTGAAAGAGTCTTAAGATAAGCAGCCATTGATCCTGAAACAGAATCATGTGAACTGTCTACACCCTCGGACAGGGTTTCAGTTTTAGCGGATGGAGATACCGATCTTGAGAAGTATGACTCCTTCAAGGTCTCCAGTTTCTCACGATATTCTTCTTCACTTTCAAACTCAACACTTTCGGCAAGTGAAGCGAGCTTCTCTTTCTGAGTGGAAGCAAGTCCCTCAGAAACTTGATCTAAGATCCCATCAGCAACCGACTCTGCGAGACGCTTGTTGAGGGAAATATTTTTCTCAATCTGCTCGTTGAGTTTTGTCTCCATGTCATCAAGTTTATCTACCATGCTCTCAAGCACATCATATTTATCTTCAGGGATTGTTACATAATGTTCTTCAAAAAGACCCTTCATTCCTTCAAGGAATGATTCGGTCATTTCGGTCTTAAGACCGCCTTCAATTGCGAGTGCGTTCTCAGCGAACCACTCATCAGATACATACTCAAGGTATGCATCTACACGATTTGAGAGCTCTTCTTTAACAACTTCAACTTCCTCAGCAAGTGCTTCGGAATATTGAACTTCGAGTGCTTCTTTGATTTCGGTAACTTTTGATTTCAAAGCAGCCTCAAAGATTGTCTTTGCCTTTGCCTTGAATTGCTCAGAAAGTTCTTCTCCACCAAGAAGAGCATTAACATCTTCTTCGATATCAAATCCTTCCTTCATATCCTTATCATCCTCTTCGGATTTCTTAGGATTTTTCTTGCCATATTCCTTTTTATCTTCTTTCTGATCTTCTTCGTCACCTTCATCTTCATCTTCGGATTCTTCTGCCTCGTAAAGGAGTGACTCGTCATCGAGTTCTTCTTCTTCCTTCATGCCAGACATAGGCATTGCAGATTTTGCACCTTTGTTGACAACATCTCTGACTTGCTTGAGTGTTGCTCCAGGTGTTTTCAGCTTTGCTGAATCATCATCTGGCTTATAGTTTTCTGGGGTAGGACCTCCAAGGTCTTCCCATGAACCAGTTTGACCAGCGACAGCGCCGCCAGCTAATTTTGGCATCCCTTCTCCCGCCTTAGCATTTGCATTAACGGCAGTTTTGGATTGCTTAGTGCCTATTTCCATTTCTTGTAAATCTCCACGAGACATTTGAACTCTCCGTTTAACCTTAAGTTATAAACTATATTTATTTATAATTTAACAAATTACAAATTGTTTAAGAAATTATTGAACAGATCCAATTTCTGCTCATCAAGTTTCTTTTGGTCTACAAGAGTGTTAATTCTTGCATAGGTTTTGGTTGCATACTTCTCACGAAGAATGCCGCCATCCCATACCCATTCCTTACCTTCCATAATTCCCTGAACAAATGCATCAGGAGCAGAAGGGTCGGCAACAATATCAGCAGCAGTAGCGAGCATAAAATCTTCGCCAACAACA